TCGAACGTGTCAGCGAACAGCTGCGCCACTGCCAGCGCCCGCTTGTACCCGGCACGCTTCTCGCTGATGCCCTTGCCGCCCACGGCGCTGCACGCCAGCAAAGACCCTTGACAACCCGACAGCACGATCAGGCCCTTGCGGTGCTCCACCAGCTTGTCCCAGGTCACCACGGGGTCGTAATAGAAGTCCTGCCACGCGCCGGTCACCAGCGCTAGCAGATTGCGATAGCCCTCCGCGTCCTTGGCCAGCAGCGTCAGGTGATGCTTGGCCTGCGTCTGCGTGTCCGGGTCCATCCACTTGCGCGTGGTGGGCATATAGACCTCGCAACCGAAAAGGGCCTTGACACCTTGGTCGGCGCACGCCTGCTCGAGCATCACATGGCTGTCGATGTTGCCGTGCTCGGTGATGGCCACGGCGCTCATGTTCAGTTCCGCCGCCCGCCGCACGTGCGCCTCCGGCAGCTGGTAGCCGTCCAGGTACGAGTAGGTGCTGTGATGGTGCAGGCTGACGAAGCGCATCGGCCGTCGGTTGCCGTTCGGTCGCTGGCGTATGGCCAGCGCTGGCTCACGCGCCGTTATCTGCTCACCACTGCCGGTGACCTTCAGACTGGCGGTCTCGTGACCTCCGAAGTGAAGCGGCTTGCCTTCATCGCGCCACGTGCCCATTGATCCTTCTGCGTCGGGCGGTACGCCGGGCTGGTGCTTACGTCTCTTCATCTGGCCACCAGCTGCCGCCACGGTTGCCGTCGCGGATGCACCGGATCGTACAAGCCGCGTAGTTGATCACGTCCAGCAGGTCGTCCACGTCCAGATCGCTGATCGGGTAAGGCGGTGCATCCCACAGCACCGCCCACGCACGCTCCACCTTCAGGCGCAGCTTGAACAAGTTGCCGCGCCAGCCGCTGACCTTCCAGTTGTCCTTGTAAACCGCATTGCGTTCTTGGAACACGCGCAGCGCCTCCAGCAGCACAGCGCCATGTTCCTGCTCAGCGTCAATGCTCAACTTGAAGCTCCACGCGGATGCCGCCAGGGCCAACCACCCAGATGCGCCCGAGCCTGCTGTCCGGATTGGCGCGCACACACCACACGCTGTCCTTGAACGTGTCGAACGTGGCCTGATGCACCAGCACGCACAAGTGAGCCAGGCCCCAGTCCGGCGCGTCGTTCAGGAGCTCGTTGCCGGTGATGTGTACCTGGAAGTCGCTGTCCTTGTCGCTGAACCAGCGGCAGGGCCAATCGTCCGTGTACGTGGTCTCGATCTCGTAGAAGCCCAGCGCCTCCATGAACTCGTCAAGCCCCTTGCTATGGAAAGCGGCGATCGGGACCTCAGCGGTGTAGTGCGTGACCATCAGCGTGTTCCTCCGTACAGGTTGATTCCTTGTCCGCCGAGCCACTTGGCGACCGGCGCTTCCAACAGCCAGTGGACCACGCTGGCGACCTCTTCCGGCTTCAGGTGATCTTCCAGCAGCAGGTCCTTCCGCTGGTACTCCTCCGCCTGCCCGGCTGTCATGCCGCGCTGAACCATCATGTTGCCGACCACAGCTGCGCCCATCGGCGTGTCAGGCACGTGGTACGGATGGACGATGTGGAACTGAAAGCCAGCTGGCGTCAGGTCCCAGGCCAGCGCCCGCGTAGCCTGCGCCAGCCCGGCCTTAGCTGCACAGTACGCAACCGAATCCGACAGGACATGATCGTGCGCGTAGCTGCCGATGAAAACTACCTTGCCATCCCCGTACTCGTGGCGCTCCTGAACGTACAGCTTGGCCGCCATGAGCGGCAGCGTGAGGCAGGCGCGGATCACATCGTCAATATCCTCCTCCTGCACATCACCGTTCGGCCCTTCCAGCCAGGGCACGCTCGCGGTGTAGCCCAACGACACCACCAGCGCGTCGGCGCGGTCGTAAGCCATCATTGGTATGCGATACTCGCCGTCCTTGTCGTGGCAGTGCGACGATGACACTTTCCAGCCGTTCTGCACCAGCGTGGCCTGAATGTGGTCGCCGATGTTCATGTCCGGCCCTTCGCCAGTGCCGAGGACTATCGCTGTTCTACCTTGTCCAGCCATCGTGTTGCTCCTTCCCATCGTGTTATCAGTTGCTCGATGCGAGCGCAGGCGTCCCCCAGGTCAGGTGACTTGACACCATCCCAGCCCGACTCGCGGTTGTACTGTGTCACCAGCTGGATCGGCTCGCCTAGCTCCAGCGCACGCGCCCGGTCCAGCTGCTCCCATTCGTCATCCAGCACGGCTATCACGCGCTCGCGCTGCACTTGCACGATTAGCTCGCCGAGCTTGTCCTCGTTGAACAGCAGCGCATCCCCGACCAGCCGGTTACGCGCCAGCCATTCCTTGGTGTCCGGGTCCACGCGGTCGAAGCGCTCCCACGGGCGCGTCGTGGTGAACCACACTTCTGCACCGGCCACGCGCAGGGCTTGCACCAGTGCATACGCGCCCGGCTTGACCGGCATGCTGCGCTTCATGCCGCCCTGTCTGAACGCCAGCTTCACAGCGCGGAAGGTTGTCAAGTCCGTTGCGAACGAGCGAGCGAACCAGTTGCCGAATCGCTCGCTGCCGGTGTACGGGTCCGCTTGGTCGTGCGTGCGCCCCAGCCACATTGACGCGAACTGGATCAGGTGCCCGTGGTAGTCGCCCAGCGTGCCGTCCAGGTCCAGCGCCACGACCGGCGCGACGACGGAACTACAGTTCGTGCAGAGCATGCCGTGCCTCCAGATAGGCGTGGTGTAGTAGGACGCCCGGCTGCCACGTGCCCCAGCGCCCCACGCGCAGCATGCCGGGATGGCAGTCACAGTCGGTCGGTTGAACCTTCATGCCTTGCGCGCCCGAGCCGTTGCTTGGCTCCACCGCGAACTCCGTCAGCTTGCGGCCGAAGAACTTGCTGGCTCGGAACCACGTGTTCTCCTCAAGCCCGTTGTAGACCATCTCGTTGTGACGCACCCAGTTCGGCGCGTCCGCTACGTACCACGTGCGCCGCCGTGGAAAGCCGTGGCCGCCGATGCACAGCCGTTCTAGCGGTGCGGTGTTGATCGTCAGGCGGTAGCTCTCGAGGAAGTCCTTGATGTCATCTCCCTTGACAATGCCCGGCTGCACTAGATCGCCGTACAGCTGCCACAGCTGGCGGTACAGTGGGTCCAGTGCCCACGCGGGATAGCTGCCGTTGGTGAACTTGCGCCAGCTGGTGGCCGTCACGCAGCCGTACACCTTGCGCGCATACACGGACTCGCGTCCCAGCTTGCGGAACGTGACGTTGTCGTCCGGCCGCGCTGGGTCCGCAAGCTCCGGGATGGCCATGTGAAGGAACACGCCGGGCGCTGGTGGGCTTGGTGTTGCACCGGGCGCAAACAGCGTCGGCTCGTAGCCCGCCTGTACGGCTGCGTGGGCAGCCAGTAGCCCGGCAGGGCCGCACCCGATGATCCCTATGTCACCCATCGATGGCCGGTGCATCCAGGTTGATGAATGCGTAAAGCTCCCTGCGTACTATCGCCAGGATGGTGGCGAACTTCTTTGGCTCCACTGTTGCACTTCCTTCGTTGTAGTCACTGACAAGGTTGTTGACCCGTGGCGTGCCCTGGTAAACCCACTCGACCTGATCCTGACGGTCCTCGTCCGGGAACTCAATGAGCTCCATTGTCAAGTGCCTTGCGCCATTGATGCGCAGGTAGGCGGCCATCGCCATATCCGTCGTGCGGATCACGGGTAGCTGATGGTCTGTAATGGCCATGCCTTTCTGCTAGGCCAGCAGGGCGGGCACTACCCCGACGCAGCGCCCGCCCAAGTGGCGACCTAGAACGCCTCCTCGCCGTCGTCGGCGCGCAGGCGGCCAACGAGGATCTTCTTGGCTCCGTTGGTGGGAAGCTCGCGCTCCTTCAACTCGGCCTTGAGGTCGGCGATGGACATCTCGTCGTAGCCGTCGGCCTCGTCCTCCTCGCCCTCCTCTTCCTCGTCTTCTTCCTCTTCCTCCTCCTCGCCTTCTTCCTCCTCGCCCCAGGCGTCGGCGATGGCTTCGCGGAGGTCGTCGTCGCTCATGGACTTGACAACCTTGATGTCAAGTTCCTCTTCCTTGATGAGCTTCTTGAGCTCGGTGCGGTTGAGGCTGTCCAGGTCGACCTCCTCGTCGCCCTCTTCCTCCTCGCCCTCTTCCTCCTCGGCCTCGTCCGGCTCGTCGGCTGCTGCCAGCTTCATGACCTTGCTGATGCTGGGGCGGTACTCGCCGTCCAGGTCCGTGTCAGCCTTGAGCCGCACCTGCACGCTCTGGCCGACGAGCTTGTCGGTGTCCAGCGTGCCCTTCTCCTTCAGCCCGAACGCCAGCAGGAACTCCTTCCAGCGCGCCTGCACGAACGGGAGGTCGTGATCGATCAGCGGGTAGTACCACACGGGCATCAGCCCGCTGTCAACCTTCTTGCCAGCCGCGTCCTTGACCAGCGTGAAGCGGACCTCGAGCATCTGGTTGCCGTTCTTGCTGGGCTTGGGACCGTCCACGTTCTCGACCTCGGCCACGTACACACCGACAGGCGCGTGCTGGCCGCTGACATCTTCGACGTTGCTTACGTCGTACTTGACCTTCGCCATCTATGTTCTCCTTCTTACCCGGCGACGCGGCCGGGCGTTGTTTGTAGTGGTGGGTTCATCTGGCGCGGTGCCCAAGGGCACGCCACGTCCTTTCTCAATGAGCTTCACGATCTTGGGCATCGTGGGGTCGACGACCCGCCCATTGTCCGTCATGTCGAACTGGTCCTTCGCGTAGTAGCGGTCAGTGGCGTTGGCGCGCAGTACGCGCCTGCCCTCCTTGCCGCCGATGGTGGCAACTTCCATGAACAGCGTCGCGTTGGTGTAGCCGCAGAACTTGCTGCTCATGTTCTTGCCCTGGACCCAAGGCATGAGCTTCTTGTCTTCCTCCGGGTCCTCGCTTGGCAACAGCACAGCCGCATGGCCGGTGAAGCCGAAGTTGAAGATGTCGGGACCGATCACGTGGCGCATCCACGTGCCGAGCCGGAACATATTGATGCCATACTCCTGCTTGTCCAGCCCGTACCGTGCGCGGTGTGGCTTCTCGCTGATGACCGTGTCCCACAGGTCGTCCAGCAAGTGGTCTTGCAGCAGCGACACGCTGTCCACCCAGACCCAGTCGTACACCGCGCCATCCATGCGCAGGTAGTCAAGCAACTTGTTCATGTCGTCCCAGTCCGCCACCACGACCTCTTCCACGCGCTGCCGGTCAGCTGGTAGCAGCGCGTCCGTGTGGTCAGTGGGCGGCCGGATGATCAACACGCGGCCGGGGCTGGTGCCGACCAGCCGCGTCTTGCCCACGCCGGGGTCGCCATACACGCACAGGCGGGCGTGTTTGCTGCGTTGCACCGGCTTGGCGTTGGGTGCGCCAGCGGCTCCGTCTGCCAGCTGCCGTCGGGGCATCAGTCCTCCCTAAGCTCGTGGGCCTCGTACGGGTCCCAGGTCACGGTCGTCATGTCAAGCACACTGCTCCAATCGCCGCCCGCCTCGTGGACCTCGCACGCTTCACGCACGGGGCAGCCCCGACAGTTCGGGACCAGCAGGTAGCCGGGGTTCTTGTACAGGTACAGCTGACCGGCGTGCGCTTGCCACATCTCGCGGGCTTCCGCTTTGATGCGCTCGTGCATGCGCAGCCGGTCAGCCTCATCCCGATACACAGGCACGCGAGCAAAGTACGGCGCAGGCTGCCGCTTGCTCACGCTGCCGTCTTTGTTGAGCACGTGCCCTTCTGCATCGGTACGAGCGCTCGGGTCGGGAGCGCTCTTACGCAGGAACGTGTAGATGATGTCAGCAATGTTGTCATCTGGGGCCAGCATGCCTCGGCGCTTGAGCCAGCGCGGTCCATAGGTCCAGTACATGCCTGCCTGCTCGTCCAGCGACAAGCCGTCAAGGCTGATGGCCGTGGCCGTCTTGAACTCCTTGAAGCTGAAGCGCTTGGTTGTCAAGTGCCGCCACACTCCGTCAAACGTGCCCACAGCCCACGCGGTGAACGCAGGCACACCGTTGTACGCAGGCACACGGACCGGCACCTGGAAGGTCTGCTCGCTGCTGATGACCTCGTACTCCGCGTCCTCGTCCTTGTAGCGCTGCACGTAGCCGTTGAGCATCGCGATGCCAAGCGGCAGCGCATCCACCCACTCTTCGTCATCCCACACACTGAAGCCCGCGTCCAGATGCGCCTTGGCATCCTCGTGGTAGATGCGCTCAAACGTCTTGGCTGGGTGCGGTCCACGCTTGCGCCCCGGCTTGTAGTAGAGCTCAAGTGCCTTGTGAACCAGCGTGCCGAAACGCAGCGCACCGGGCGCGCTGGCAGCCTGCCGATGATCCATATATGTCCACTGCCAGCGGTGCCGACACTTCTTCCACGTCTGGCGCTCACTGTTGCGTATCAAGAACCTTGACATCTTAAGCCTTCCTCGGGTTGTAGCTGCGGGCGGCTGCCCCAGCTGCGCGCACCCTACCACTACGCACCAGCCGCCCGCCAGCAGGCCCTACGGGGCCACCTAAGCCCTGCTAAGGGCATTCGAGCCACTAGGGCGGCCCACCAGCCAGGCAGGCGGCCCCGTGGCCTCTACGAGCCGCACACTCCGCCCTCCCCAGTGTTGGGCCACTGGCCGGTCGGATGCGACCGATGCCAGCGCCAGGCGCGCACCGCCTGCTCCACCCAAGGAGCGCTCTCAGGGTTGCCCCGGCCGCCTGCTGACAGCCAGGTTGACATCGTCCATTGGAAGTAGGACAGGAAGCCCGACTCGCGAGCGACTGCCCGGTTGCCTGACTCGCGGCTACTGACGCAGCGTGCCCAGTAGCGCCCGACCGCTGGCATGGCCGCGAAGCGGTGCTGCCATGCGCAGGCAGTGCGTTGACAATGAGCTTGACGAGCCAGATGTACGCGGTGCCAGCACGCATGCGAATGACCACATGATGCACTTGCCCCGGCTGGTACTGCGAACAATGCGGCAGCCAGCACGGCTCCCGCGACTACAGCTTTCATCTTGGAATCCTTCCGTTGCTTTCCCTAGTTCAGTGGCGCGTGTCGCACCGGCTACTCGCTTACTTCACCCACGCGCTTAGTGGCCTAGTAGGACATCACCTCCTTGGCGAACTCGTCGCCGTAGTGGAACGTAACCTCCTCGCCCTGCGTGATGGCGCGCAGCGCAAAGACTTCCCACGTGTCGTAGACCGTGGCGTTAGGTGCGGCGGAGTGGTTCATGTAGCGCAGCGCGCCCAGCACGCGGTACGGCTGCTCGCCATCCCAGATGACATAGGTGCCGTTGCGCGTGGCCAGCCGGACACGCATACGCCCGATCAGCTGGTCGCGTGCGATGTCAGTGGTGGCGAAGCAGCCCAGCCCGTGGATGGGCGAGGGCCGCACAGTGATCACGTAGCAGCCTCGTACTGGTCGCGGGCGGTCACAGCGCCCAAGCCATCCTCAAACGACTTGACAACCTGAAGCGCCTGCTCCTTGCCGGGCACAAACACGTTGACCTGATGCGTGGTGTCGATCAGTTCCACACGCCACTCCATCAGGCTGCCCTCCGGCGCGCAGTAGATGCGCGCACGCTTGGACCAGCCGGGGCCGCGCTTGTCACGCCACGTCATCCAGAGCCTGCGTTGCGCCCTCACCGGCTTGCCGCCTCGCGTGCGTAGGCCAGCCAGCCAGCGCCAGCCTTGGCACCGATCTTGAACTCCGCCGGTCCGAAGATGGTGATGGCCTGCGGTAGCTCGCAGTCCCACTCGTCAAACATGCCAGCGGCCAGGCCGGTGAAGAAGTTGTCAACCTCCTGGTCATCCGCCTCCGCCAGCTGGCGCAGTAGCTCCTCAGCGGTCATGCCTGCTCCTTTGTCAGCGTGGGGAAGCGCACCGTGGCCGGGTTGATACGTGCGTACAGGCCGGAGCGCGTGATAGTGCCACAGGAGCAACACTTCTCGCGCTCGGGAACCAGCAGCTTGCGCGGCTGCGCGCCGGGATGATGTAGCTGCCAGCAGCCCGTACACATCGGTTGAGTCCAGCGGAACGTTGTCAACGACCTTGCCTCCTCTTGCGGCTCTTCTCGTACGACGCTGTGCAGGCGTCGGCCCAAGCCTTGGGTGTCCAGTGTTGGCGTGGCCCCTTGGCCTGTAGATGCCACCAGCCGTCCAGCCGGTCGCGCTTGCGCCAGGGCCATCTCATTCCTTCACCCGTGTGATCTCGACCAGCGTGGGGTCGCCCAGTGACAAGTAGCTGGCGCACATCGGGCAGTAGTCCGGCCGTTCAGTGCCCTCGGGCAAGGCCAGCAGCCACTTACCCTCGGCCATGATGTCGTCGTCGTCGTCGCGCTCCTTGCCGTCCAGGCAGTCGGAGCACTCGTACACGTTCCAGCGCTTGTGCGTGTACAGCGCCATCGGGGCCATCACTGATGCTCCGCGTTGGCGCGCTGATGCCGCAACCGACACGCCGGGCAGTCGCAGTTATGCGACAGATAGACCAGCTGCCAGGCTGCGTTGAGCGCCGCGTCGAACGCGATGTCTGCCGACTCAATCGCGTCAGCAACCGCCTTGTCAAGTTCCTTGTGCTCCGGCGGTAGCTCGCCCTCGCCCCGCTCGCCACGGCGGCCCATCGCTTCACGCAGGCGCTCGGCGCTCACGTGCAAGTTGCCAGCGAGCACGGCATGCTCCAACGGCACCCAGCCGGACAGCAGGATCTCCATCGCCTGGAACGGGTCCTCGCTGAGCAGCAGGTCCTTCAGTTCTTCCTTGGTGGGCACTTCGGCCATCGTGCGTATGTCCTCCTGATTGGTTGTAGGTGGTGGCAGCCCCGGCACGGCTGGCCAGGGCTGCCGGGCGGCACCGTAGCACGTGGCCCCTGTGGCGCGCTGTGCGGCTTTCTAAGGCCCTGCAACGCAAAGGGGCGGCACAGTGGCCGCCCCTCGGGTCGTGGTGTCTTAGCGGGGCTTAGGATCAGCCACCCAGCAGCGCCCCACGCAGGTCCAACAGCTGGCGGTTTGACAGGCGCTTGCCTGCGCCCACGTTCTGGATGTAACGCTGGATGGTGTCGTCGGTGCGGTAGTACAGGATGTTCAGCGGTGTGGTCCGGTTACGCATGCCCCGGTCCTCAAGCTGCTCCTGGTCATCCGGGTTCCAGGTCTCGTCCAGGATGTGCATGCTGCCGGTCATCCCCAGGTTCAGGCCAACGCCTCCGGTCTGCGTGGTCATCACGAGCACGCGGGCCTCGTCAGCGTCTTCCTTGTACCAGTCGATGACCGCGTCACGCTTCGCGCCGGTCACGGTGCCGTCCAAGCGGCGGGCGTTGATGCCCTGCTCCACCAGCCACTCGCAAACCACCTTGACAAACCGCTGGCTCTCGCTGGCAACGATGGCGCGTGCGCCCGGCTCCGCCGTGTCGGCAGGGCCGACCCCGTGCGTGTCCAGGCGGTCCAGCAGGATCGGCAGCTTGCCGCTGTCGGTGGTGGGCCACACCACTCCCTGATCGTCCACGCGGCACAGCGCGTTCGCCAGCTGCTTCAGCCGGGCAAACTCCGCGAGCATCGCGTCGGCCACCAGCTGGCCGCCCTCAACCGCAACGCTGGCGCTGCGCTCGAACTCGCGGTACATGCGCTCCTGCTTCTTGGACATCGGCACGCGCACATCCAGCACCACCTTGGGCGGCAGCCCCGGCAGTACGTCAGCGCGGTTGCGGCGGATCATGTGCTTGCCGTGCGCCTCGTAGAAGCTGGCCTCGCGGCCGGGCAGCAGCCCGCCGATCTTCTTGCCGTAGCCGTTGTCGCTGATCTCGAGCCACTGCTCCGCCCAGCGCCACTTCGAGGGGTACAGCTGCGGCTCGACGAAGTTCAGCACTCCGTACAGGCGGATGGGCTTGCCGCCCATCGGCGTGCCGCTCAGCGCGTAGCGCCGCTGACTGCGCTCGCCCAGCGTCTTGACCGCCCGTGCGAACAGCGTGTTCCGGTCAGCGCCCAGCCCGTACTTGTGGAACTCGTCGAGCGTGAGCGTGGCCCACTCGGTTGTAAACAGGCTTGCGACCTCCGGCTTGGCGACGTACACGTTGCCCTTGTGGTCGCGGCTCAGCACCGGGCGCGTGTCCTCATCGCCCGGGTTCTTGTCGGTGCGGATCATGTCCGGGTTCACGATGAGCCACACGTTCGGCTCACCGGCAGCAATGGCGGCAGCTGCGTCCTTCACGGCTTGCTTGCGCTCGGCCGGTGTGCTGCCCCAGAACACGCGGGCGTCCGGCGCGTGCGCCTCAAGCTCGTTGGCCCACGGGTCCTTATGCAACGTGATGGGCGCGATGACAAGGTGCGGCCCTGCCAGCCCGGCCTCCTGCGCCGCGTAGATGACCTCCACGGTCTTGCCGACGCCCGGCTGGTTTGCGTTGAGCACGTTGGTGGCCGCCATCATCGCCACGTCGGCGCGCTGGTACGGGCGCAGCCACTTGGCCGCCTCCTTGTCAAGCAGCTTGAGCGTGGCGTCGTCGGCGTTGTTGAGCTTGGCCACAGCGCGCTCCTGCCGCGCCTGCTCCTTGCCCCACGCCTGGACCGCGTCGCCCAGCTGCAAGCCGTCGCCGAACTCCTCGCGGAGCCGCCGTGCGCTGATCATGTCAGCGGGGATCGTCCAGTGCTTCGGGTTGGCATCGCCGACGAACCTGCGCCCGGCAATGCGCTTGACAGCCGCCACAGCGTCAGCGCTGTAACGGAAGTAGACCTCGATCCGGCGGCCGTCCTCGCTCAGTTCGCAGAACGCCCGGATGTTTGGTGTGCTGGTCATGGTTGTAGTTCCTCTCGTGGTAGTAGTGGCCGCCGGACTAACCCAAGCCCCGGCAGCCGCAGATGTACAGGTGATCGATGACCGCATAGCCGTCAGCGCCCTGCTCCTCGCGCACAGCCTGCGCCAGCTGGAGGGCTTGGCTGTACTCGTTGGCGCTGAACGTGCCCGCGTCCTCGTGCATGCGCCCATCGAACCACGTGCGGCGGACGACGTAGCCGCTGGTGGTGCGCAAGCCGTGCCCGTGGGCTACGGACTCGGCGGCTGTGGTGGGCTGGAAGTTCAACATTGTGTGTGCTCCTTGTGGGTGGTAGTGCGGGCTGCCCCGTTGGCGGCCCTGCGATGTGTTGCAAACACATCGTACAACCCCCTGACAACTTTCGTTGATCTATGCGGGTTTTCGCGGCCGATTCGCGAAGTTCGCCCCTGCGAACGCCCTAAGGCCCTGCCGCCTGCTGGCCGGGCTTGGTGCCAGGGTACAGGCGTACAGGGCCTTAGAACGGCTTAGGTGGGCTGCCAGGGCTATGCGTGGGGCACCTTGCCGGGCGGCAGCTGGAACGTGCGGCTGCACCACGGGCACGAGCGCCCGATGATGGTGCCCTTGCGGATGGCTGTGCGCCAGCCCAGCGGCACCCAGAACGCTCGGCCGCACTCCTTGCGGCTGCACCGCACTTCCAGCAGCGGCCGGTCCACGCTGTCAACCCGCTTGACTTTCCAGTACGGCAGCATCACAGCACTTCCCGGATGTCGCTGTCCATCAGCATCATGCCGGTCTCCGTCGTGTAGTAGGTGCCGGTCTCGTCGGTCGCTACTCCGGCGATGGTGGCCTCCACCAGCGTGCCGTCACTCGGGCGGCCACGCTTGCCGGACCAGCTGGCCAGGATCGCGTCAACGCCGGGCTGCCAGTACAGAACACGTGTGCCCTTCTTGATGGGCTTGCGGGCGGGCATCAGAAGAACCTCAGGCTGCCGGACTGCGGCGGCCAGGTCTCGTACTCCACTTCCTCCAGGCAGTTCTCCAGGACCTCGTCCGGCATGCCCTGCTCGTAGCCGCACACGAACATCAGCTGCACGGTCTCGCCGTCAGCGTCCGTGAACTGCACCGCCCACGTGTCGCGTACCTGTGGGTCTTCCATCACCTGGATGGTGTCCGCCTGCGGGCGGTAGTCGTAGCTGGTCTGGCTGGCCAGCCAGGTCTTGATGTGCTTCGCGGTCATGCTAGTTCTCCTTCTGGGTTGTAGTGTCAAGCGCCTTGCAGTACACGCAGCGCTTGTTATACGGCAGCCCGGCCGCCACGCAGTCGAGCTCGTTGTGCTCCACGCTCACGCAGGCGCTAAGGCCAGGGTTCGCGCAGTCCCAGCACCACTCCTCCGGATGCCGGGCGTTGTAGCGGGCGTCCGCCAGCAGGCGGTCGTTCACACCGTTGCCGTGCTGGCAGGTCGTGCGGTACTTGATGGTGCTGCCCTGCGAGGGCAGGTAGCGCACGGCTACCGACCCTCGCTGGAACAGAACTTCGCCGGGGTAGTGCCTCATCGGTTCAGCCCCTTCCTGTCAGCATGCTTGACTCCCTTGCTGGGGTCGGCCTGGAGGCTGGCGTTGCGGCCAGCCGTGCGGCCCACGTTGTACGCACGGTCATCCACGCGCACTTCCTTGATGACGCTGCGGCCCTTGCTGCGCTTGCCGGTGCTCTCCGGCTGCGGCCACATCTCGTCGTACAGGCTCTTGCTGACCTCGTAAATGTCCCTGACAACCAGCGCCATGCTGCCGGTCTGGTCGTGGGCTTCCTGCTGTGCGCGCATCTCGCGGAAGCGCTTGCCGACCTCGTCAACGAAGCCCATCGCGAACGAGCGCTGGTAGGTGGCGGGATGCGTGCGCGTGGTGCCGGTCAGCCCGTTCTTCTTGGCCCAGCGCTCCGCCGCCGTGCGCACCTTGGCACGCACTGCCTTCTGAGCGGCAGCTGGCAGGGCCTCCCACGCATCGAACGTCGTGATGTCGTGGCGGTCCATGGCCTCGTCGCCCAGCACCACGTAGCCGCCCTCCCAGAGCAGCTTGCAGGCACGGAAGCGATCCATGCCAGCTGCGCGCAGGTTGTAGGCGTTCTCCTCAAGCGACAGGCTCTCCACCGGCTTCGGTTCCAGCTGCTTGCCCATCTGGAGCATCAGGTGGGTGAACAGCAAGTCGAAGTAGTCAAGGTCGCTTGACAACCCGATGATGGGCATCGTGCGGTAGCTGCCGCTGTGGCCGTAGCCGCGCAGCGCCACCACGACCCGCGTGTGGCCAGCCACGCGCAGGAACAGGCTCCACAGTTCATCGCTGCGGTTGCTGTCCCGCCACCACGCGAAGTCCATCTCGCGGACCTCGGGCTTGCGCGCCTCGGTCTCCTGGCCGGTGTCCAGCTGCCACGCCTCGATCGTGTAGGCGGTCATCAGTTCGTCCGCCTTGGCGCGGAACGCATCGGCCTCCTCCGGGAACGTGGTGCTGTCGGCCTTGGCCAGCAGCGCCTTGATCTTTTCGAGGATCTTGGCCTTCTTGTCAGTCATGGTTCTAGTTTCTCCTTGGGTTGTATTGTCAGGTGGGTTTACAGGGCAAACCGGCGGGCACACACGGGGCCGATGCCCCGCTCCCGGCTCTCGTCGTTGGTAAGGCCACGCGAGCAGATGCCGCACCGCTTGAACTCGTGGCCGAACAGGCTGGCGGCTGCCAGCGGGTCCTTGGCGATCTCGCGCATGGCCTCAATCTGCACCGGCACGCGCAGCTTCACGCGGGTAGTGTCGTCGCTCACGTACATCTGCACTCCCCAGCCCTTGCCGTAGTCCTCGTTGATCCAGACGCGGAAGAACGTGGTGTCGTTGGTGAAGGTTGGGTTGGCGCTGGTGTCCACTCCGTAGCTGCCCACGGGCACGCGGGTCCCGTCGGGCATCACGATGGTGCCAACGCGCTTGACATCACCCTTGTCGTCCTCGGCCTCCTCGTACACGACCACGGGGTCGTCTGCACGCGGGGCAGTGGTGGCGGGCGTGGCGTCGGCCAGCGGTGTCACGCGGGCGGGCAGCGGCTTGAGCCAGTCAATGATCTCGCTGGCCTTGCGCATTGTCAACTCGCCTGCCTCCTTCAGCTGCGCCAGCCGGGCGTCAAACTTGGCCAGCTGGTCGCCGGTCAGTTCGCGCTTACGGCGCAGGTCGTTGATGAACTTCAGCTGCGGCTCGCTGGCACCGCCGTGGTTGGCAGGCGTAGCGGCCGGGGCTTCCGGCTGGCCGCCGAACTCGGCGGGTACTGGTGTGCGCTTGTGGGTCATACGTGTCTCCTGTGTGTAGTAGTGGCCGCCGGATGTAGGCCCCGGCGATGTGCTGCAAGCACATCGTACAACCCCGTGACAACTTTCGTTGATTCATGCGGGCTTTCGGCCCCGAATCGCGAAGTTCGGTGCCAGGGCGGCCCCGGCTGGCCGCCCCAGCTGCGGCGCATTGTAAGCGCCCCTAAGGCCCTGCTGGCTGTGGGGCGGCCCCGGGGCAGGCATTGCCAGCCCCAGGGCCTTAGGAAGTCGCACACAGCCCCACAGGGCCTATGCCAGCCGGTCCGCCTGTACGGCACTGCGCCGGGGCAACCGGATGGCCGCCTCCGTAGGCTCCACGCGCTTGATGTTCTCACGCGGGATGCTGCTGGTGCCAGCGAGCGGGCGCAGGCTCAGAACGGCTTCGTCCTTGGCTGCGTCCCAGCTGATGTACTGCGCCACGCACTCGTCATAGACGCGCCCGGCGATCCTGCGGTAGATGATGCGGTAGCGCTGGCCACGCACCATCCCAAACGAGTTGTCAATCTCCTTGCCAGGGTCCACATCGGCCTCCGGCACGTTGAGTGACTCCAGCGCCCGCATATCGTTGAGCGCTGTGGCCAGCGTCTCGCGAGCGATGCGGCTGGCGGTGTCGCCGTCCCGCGTGTGCTCGGGGCCTTGCAGAACATCACGGGCCACCACGGCGGCAGCCACCACGGCGGCCGTCCATGCCTTGTCGCCCAGCACATCGTTCACGCGCTGCGCCCGTGCTGCCAGCTTGGCGGTTGTCTTGTCTTCTGTTGCCACTGCTAGTTCCTTCCTTGGGTTGTATTGTCAACCGGCTTTACAGCACGGTTAGGTCGTGAACCTTGATGGTGCGGATGCCGCCCTCCCTGGCCACGAACTGGATCAGGTCGTCCTTGCGGAAGCCGTCGTTGGCCGTGGGGCCAGCGGGCAGCCACTTGAGCAACCGCGTCACGTGGAACGTGTCCTCCAAAAGCCCGCCACCATCGCTGAACGGGATCTTGGTGATCTGATGTACGCGCCGCCCTTCCAAAGCGACGGCGCGCACTTCAAACGGGAGGTCGGCCACTAGGGGTTTACCGTCGCGCCCTTGCGGCCCTTGCGGGCGCGCTTGGTGCCGGTGCCCTTCTTGGCCGACGTGGTGGCCTTGCTCGCGCCGTTGTCGCTGCTGGCCTTGCGGCCGGAGCGCTTGGACGACGATGCCGCCTTGGTGGCCTCCTCGCGAGCCGCAACCTGCAACTCGCGGGCGGACAGGCCATCCGGGTTCGGGCGGCCCTTGCTGTCGAACCCGTGCTCCACCAGGGCCTTGCGAATGCCCTGGCCGGTGCTCAGGCCCATCGGCTGCCAGATGTCCTGCATCTTCTCGCCGTCGCGCAAGCGCTTGGCAATGGCCTTGACATCGGCTTCCGACAGTTCCAGCTTCTTGCGACCGCCGTTCTTCTTGGCTGCCGCCTTGCTGCTGGCGGTGTTGGTGCTAGTGGACTTCTTCGCGCCGGTCTTCTTGCCGCCGCGCTTGATCGTACGGGCCATGTTGGCCTCCTTCTGTTGGGTAGTGGTTTGGTCCTGCTGTGCTGCGCACCGTACCACGGCACGCAAGGACACACCTGCCCGGCTCGAACGGGCTGCCCGCCTATCGGGTGGGGTCGGCGTTGCTACCACGTGCGCTCCTCCGCGAGCACGTTGCCCAGCTGGTCCACGAGCACAAGGTTGGCGTGGCTTGGGCACACGCGCCAGCGCCCTTCACGCAGGCGGTCAAGTTCACGCAGCGCACCGGCTTCGGTCGCGTGCGCGTGGGTGCGCACGGGGCGATACCTGCCGCCCCGTGGCCCACGGAAGAAGTGGAGCACCGCCACGTAAACCGCCTTGTCAGGCAGCCTGCGCGCCAGCGCCCGCTCGTCGTCGCTCAGCTTCATCGCTCGTCCCGCATGCTGGCGTAGCGCTCGCTCACGTCGTCCCCGCCGTACCACGCATCGTCTGCGCGCTCCTGCTCGGGGCTGTAGTAGTGCGGGCTGTTCGGGCAGATGAAGTAGCACGGGTTCGCGCCACAGTGAGAACACAGCTGCGCCCGCTCAGTGGCGGGCGCGCTGTGCTGCGTGTTGTCGTTGGTGTTGGGCATGTTCACCTTTCTGGTGTTAGGCCAGCCATGACGAGCCAGCTGTACGGGGTTAGTAGAACGGCGGCCAGCCGCCCGCGCTGCGCCTCGTGGCGTTCCCACAAGTACGCAGCGCGAACAGACTGCACCGGATGCCGGAGACCCCAGCGCCATGCGAAGCCGGGGCTTGGCATTACTTGCCCTCCTCTTCCAGCTTGGCCAGCAGGCGGCTGAAGTAGTTAGGCGACTTGACACCGGCTGCGGCTGCAACCTGCTTCCGGCTCAGGCCCTTGCGCCGGGCGGTCTGGCCCTTGCGAATCTGCGCCTTGGTGTAGCGCGGACCGTAGCCGCCCCGGCCGCCGCCGCTGTTGACCGGCTGGCCCTTCGGGTACACCGCGTCGAACGCGGCAACCGCGTCGGCCCGGTTGTCCTCGTTGGCGATGTCGAAGTACGACTGCCACGTAAGCTCGCGCTCGTCGTTGACGTGGGTGGTGGCCAGCAGGCCATCCCGCTCGAGCTTCTTGGCGTGGCGGATGTCAAGGCCCTTGTCCTTGAGTTCGCCGGTCCCGACTGCCCAGTTGTCGACGACGTACAGGTACGTCTTGCGCAGTGCCGGGCGGATGTTGCTGGTGGTGCTGGTCTTGCTTGCCATCGTAGGTAACTCCTTGTGTGTTAGGTGGGGCTGCCCCGTTGGCCGCCCCGCTATGTCCTTCGGACAGAGCGTATCACACCGTGACAACTTTCGTTGATCTATGCGGGTTCTAGGCCCCTTTTCGCGAAGTTCGCCTGCGGCCCTGTGCGAGCGCCTGCCAGCTGGGGCGGCCCACCAGCCAGGGCCAGGGCGGGCAGGGCCTTAGGCGGGCGCACGTGCGCCCACAGGCACCGGCAGGCGGGCGGCTCCACGCGGTCAGATCAGGTGCGTGCGTGCCAGCAGCACAAGCGCCACTGTGAACACAGCTAGGACGATGCACCCAAGGCACACCGTGATGATCAGCGCGTCGCCCCGCACTTAGCCGGGCGTGCGTGCTGCGAGCTTCGCGTAGGTCGTGTAAGTGGTGCCGAGCGCCGCGTAGGTTCCGCCCGCGTCTGTCATCGCTTGGTAGTCCCAGCTGACGACCTGAGTGAACGCCAGCGTCAGCCCGCCCGGCTTGGCAGCCAGCAGCGCGTTCAGCGACTGTGTTGGGTTGGGCGTCTCGCCGGTCAGCGTCACGATCTCCAGATGGTAGGCGCTGCCCTCGCGCTCACGGAACCAGACCACGGGCGGGCTTGGTGGGTTGCTTGACACCAGCGTGGCCACCAGCGCGCTACGCATGGCCGCGACCGTGCCGACCTTGTGGCCGCTGGCGTCGCGGATGAAGTCGCGTGCCTGCGCGTCGGTCAGTCCGACCGGCAGCTTGGAGCCGACGGCTTGCGCCAGCCAGGGCAGCGCCCACGTGGGGCACGCATCAAGATCGAACAGCGGACCCCACGGCGGGTAAGGCTCCGGCGGGTCGATCAGTTCAGCAACCTGTAGGAACGGCTGCGCCAGCGTCTCGCAGAGGATGGCATGCGCCCAGCCGTAGCTCGCGTCGTCGGGCTGTAGCGGCTGCGTGCGTTCCTGTAGGCGTGCGCCCCAGTCGCTCAGCACCGGCTCAGCTGGCGTGCTTGCATGCGGTCCCCAGTGCGCCATCAGTTAGCTCCCGATCGTGATGTTGTTGACGTTGCCGACGGTTGGCATCGGCACAGCGCCGGTCAGCGTGATATCGCCAGCAGCCCAGCCGGGGTCCGTGGACTTCTTCAGCTGCACGCTCACGACGTAGAAGATGGCCGGTGCGCGGTTGAGCCAGTCCACCGCTTCGAACACGCGCACCTTGTTATCGGTCGCCCACGTGCTCGTCGTTGCTGCGCCCGGCACCTGTCCCCAGTTGGCAGGGTCAAGCCACTGCGTCAGCTGGTCCTGCGCCTGCGCAATGGCGTCGGCATCCAGGATGCCCGGGTACGGGCGGATCACTGCCTGCACATCGATCGCTGTGTACACGCCATTGTCCCCCGGCGGAATCACGTAGGTAAGGAAGTTGACTTCCCGGTTGGCGTCCAGGTCGGTCCACACTTCAAGCATCAGGTCATCGGGCGGCAGACTGCCGTCCTCCATCGCGATGACCGTCGTCACGCAGCGCTCGACGTTGGTGTGTGTGTTGGCGTCGCGTGGAGCGCCGTAGCCGCCTTGCGTGTTGGACGGCTGGTACAGGTCCAGGCTCACCGCCCGGCCGACACGCGGGTTCAGCTGTGCGCGCCTCGAGAAGTCCACTGGCAGGATCGGGCGTGCAGTGAGGATGGACAGGTAGGTGCTGAAGCGGCTCAGGTAGTCCTGCGTGGTCTCCTGGTCCAGCCCGCCCGTGGTGGTGTTGACGACGATGGACTGGACACCGGCGACCTCCTCCTGAAACTCGCCAGCGCCGAAGCATCCGTTCTGGTCAGCGCCGTACTCGCTGGCAATGACGATGACGTCCACATCGCCGCCACCTTGCGGAGCCACTGCGTCGCGGTCGGTCTCGAAGATGAAGCTGGCACCGGACGGATGCGGCACGCTGATCTCCGTGCCCTGGAAGACCGTGGTGGCTGGCGTGTCCGCCGCGAACGTGATGGTCGCTGCGCCCTGCGCTGGCGCACCATCGTTGATCGGGAAGCCGTACACGGTCGTCCCCAGGTACACCATCGCGTCGTCGGGCGTCTCCGTGGCAGCGTCGATGACCTCGCTGGCCATCTGCGCGTTCGCCTCGATGAGGATCGTTTCGGGGTTGGCCGGTTGGCTGGTCCAGCCGGGGATCGCGTCCTCCATGTACTCCACAGAGAACAGCGTCAGCTGATCGGCATCGACGAGCAGGTCTAGCTCGGTGTAGTCGCTGCCGGTGTTCTGTGTGTCCGCCACTCGTGTCTCCTTGTCTATTCGGCAGCGCCGCCCTCTTCGCTAGTGGGCACGCTCACTTCAAGCCGCACGGTCACGGTGCCGCCCGGCTGGGTGTCCTGGAACACAGCGATGTCCGCTCGCTGCTCGTACTGCTCTACCTGCTGCGCGATCTCGTCCGTGTCAATGGGCATGACAGTGAACGTAGGATCGTCGATGCCGAAGTCCGGATCCTCCATGCGGAAGCCACGCGGGAACGCGCAGATGTTTCGCACGCACTGCGCGATCTCGGCCTCGGTGTCCTGCTCCACCAGCACCCACGCGCCGTTGATCACTTGCAGCGGCATGGCCAGGTGAGGGATCACTCCGTCGCCGCCTCACGCTCTGGCGCTGGCGACAGCGCGGCCAGCTGGTCCGCTAGCTCGGTCGGCAGATGGTCCTCGTGATAGTCCAGCGTGACGCCAGGCGTAACGACAACCGGAGCGCCGTTCTGCTCCTGGACCATCTGGACCATCAGCGCGTAGTACGGCACGGTGTTGTCGATCGGCTGCTGGCAGCCATTGCAGATCAACACTTGGGACATTGTCAAGCTCCTTTCATAGCTCGGCCCTGAAGATGATTGTGTCAAGTTGCGTGTATTGCATCGCGGTGACTGCGTCGTTGCCGCCGTAGATGTTCAGCGCGCCATCGGTGCCGCTCAGCTGCCAGTTGGCCAGCTGGCGCGTGCTGGCCCAGTAGCCCGCCAGCGGTCCACCAGCCACATCACCGGGACGGTAGCCGGGCGGGAACGTCCACGCTGTTCGTTGTGAGCCGGACGACTGGATGCGCCCGCCACAGTGGACGAAGCCGTGCGGGTCCTTCATGAACTTGACAGCGTTGACATGATTGGACCAGCCCGCGCCGAACGCAGGTTCACCAGCCGCGCCGACGTAATGCCAAGGCTCCGGCGCGACGCCCACGCTGGCAGCCACAAGCTGCGCCTGGAACATCGTTCCGGAGTTGCCGCCGCCGTAGAGCGTGCCGGTGCCCGTGGCCACCATATCCACGTAGTCAGTGGTGCCGTTGAGGTAGACAAGGATGCCGCTCTCTTGAATCCACTCGCTGGCTGCTGCGCTGGAGAAGCCGAAGTAGTTGTAGAACACTCCGTTCTTGCGGCACTGATACCACGAGCCTACTGTCGCGTCAATGATGAGGCTGACCTCGTAGTAGCCCGGCACCTTCGGCTGAAAGCGATTGTTAGTTGTGTCCCAATAGTTGAACGGGTCAAACCGCTTTACATCGAAAGGAATCGGTGTGATTGGTGTCGCGATGTTGGCGCTGCGTGCGACCTGACACACGACTCCCTGTGGCGCGAAGCCTGACGGGCTGGTCAGGCGCTCACCGGCTGCGTTGTACTTGGTCAGGGTCATGCTGGCACCAGCGCGGACCAGTACACGATCGCGCCCGGGTAGTTCACGCCAGCGCCAGTCAGCGGACGCCAGCGGATGTAGAAGTACGTCGCATCCCAAGCTGTGTTCTGCCAGGACGACACACAGATGTCCGTACTGTCACTCGTGCTGACACACGTGTCCATGTTGTGCCATGCGTGGATCGGTGCCATGCCCAGCCCGTGCGGGATGCGCACGTTGAACGGACCGCCGCTGCCGCCGTAGCCGCCCGTGTAGTCCACGGCTTGTGAGTCCGTCTGGCCGTACTTGATCGTGGTGGCTGCGCCGCGTGCGTGCTTGAGGAACGTGTCAGGTTGGTTGATACCCGGCACGGCTGTGTTCGGGTAGTAGTAACCGATGAGCGTGAGGACGACCGACGGCGAGTTCTCAAAGCCGTTGGAGTAGCTGTACTGAAAGCTGCGCGTGTTGCCGACCTCGTCAATCGGGATGCGGCAGGTTTGCCTCACGCGGTGACAGACGAAGCCACTGAGGCCCGTGCCTAGCACTGCCGGGTTCGCAGCGTTGGGTGAGCTTGCGTTCTTGCGGAAGCTCATGCTGGCTGTGATCCAGCCGCCGGATTGCGTGCAGCCACCGATGTCACAGTCGACCAGGATCTCCCGCGTGCCAGCCGGGACGTAGTTGGATACGTCCACCGTGTTCCACGCACCGGCGCTGACACCGATGTTGACGGCAGCGATGGGCACCAGCAGCGGCACCACTGTCAGCGCGGTCTTCTTAGCGCGGCCGTCGCTGGTGTATGCGGTCAGCGTCACGAAAGTTCCACTCCGTAGATGGTGAGCGTGATGGCGTTGGCCACTGACGCAACAGCTGCCAGCGTGTCGCCCGGAGCCATCATCGCGGACAAGTCATCCTCGAGCCATTCGCCAGGCGCAAGCGGTACGTCCGGAAGGATGCGGTTGCCGACAGCGGTGCCGCCGTGAAACACTCCGACAGTTGCCGTCACCGTGCCCATATTGACAGCGCGTATCTGGCGCATGACTGAACCGAACGCTGGTGCGGCCGGTGCCTGATACACCTGCGCGGCTGCGGTGCCGGGCTGGCCCTGATAGAAGCGCTTATAGGTCTCAGGCAACTTGTCAACCTCCCAGTGCGAGGATCAGTCCGACGCCAACCTTCGGGCCTGCCGGTCCTGTCGCTCCAGCTGGACCATTGCCCACTCGACTCATGCCGAGGTTACGCGGTGTGAAGTTCACAGTCGCGCCTGACTGCACCAGCGCGTTCAAGTAGAGCACCGTGCCCGCTGGAATCTGTATGCCAGTTCCGGAACATCCCACCCACGGGTATGCCCCGTTAATGGCCGTAACCGTTCCCGACACCGTGTACGGCTCAGAGTTCTTCGTCGTGCCCCAGCCCAGATAACAAGCCCCGGCCGGTGACGATCCCGTGTGGCACACAGCCGCGATCGTGTAGTAACCAGCGTCGCGGATCAACACACCGCCATCGGCAGTGATGGCGAACGCGCCTGCCGGTGTGATGAGAGTGGCAAGCCCTGTCAAGTCAACTGTCGTCCATACGTTGGTGCCGGGGATCGCTCGCGAAGTTCCCCAGCTAGTGTTCGCGAATACCGTTTCCAGCACTTCGCCCTTCGGACCGGGCGGCCCCGTGATGATGCCGGAGTCAGCCGTCACTCCCTTCGCTTTGACAAGGAACGCCAGCACGCAGTACGGCGGCATGTTGTTGTGAGCGCTGCCCGCGTTGCTGCCGCCCGCGTTCTGGACGCTGTACACCAGCGGACCGTCCGGACCCCACCACGGCTGAGCGCCTCCGTCTGGTGACAAGCCGGTCACGGTTGCTGTGGACAGCAGCGGGTTCCCGCCGACGCTGTGATTGTGGCTTGGCAAGCCGGACTCGCCAGCCGTCAGCAAGTGATTGACCTCGCCAGCCTTAGCACCGAACGCCAGCGCGCCCTTGCTGTAAATGAACCTGTCACGTAGGTCGGGCACAGTGATGGCCCTGTGTGGCGCGCTTCCTGAGATGGCCCACAGAGGATTCGATGCCGCGACCTCAGCTGCCGCGTATGTGGCCAGCTGTGGATAGTTGTCCTCCGACACCGTCTGGCCATTAGCGATCAAGTACTCCGCTGGAACGGTCTGGCTGGTGTGCGTGATGATGCTGCCGATCGGGCTGGTGTCGTAGCCGGTCGGACCGGGCACCGTGGACGCTGCTCCCTGATCGCCCTTCGGTCCTTGTGGCCCTGTAGGACCGATCGGTCCCTGCGCGCCTGTAGCGCCTTGTGGACCCTGTGGACCGGCTGGTCCGGTGTCACCCTTAGGCCCTTGCGCCCCTTGCGGCCCAGTGGCCCCAGGATCGCCCTTAGGCCCCTGTGCGCCGGGGTTGCCCTGTGGCCCCGTGGCACCGGCCACACCTTGCGGCAGTCCGAACGCGAAGACGAAGTCGTTGCTCGTTGGCTCGGTGACCGTGACGGTTGCCTGTTGCGCTGGCGGAAGCGTCTGCGCGCTGGCAGTGATCTCAACGTCCGTGCTCCCGCCGCCGCCTCCGCCGCCCGGCCAGCAGATGTATGGCGTGCCGCCTTGAGCGATCGCGATGCACACGCGGTCACCGGCAGCACTGAAGCCATTGTGTTCCAACGGTCCCCACAGTGCGGGCTGACCGTCCACGCGCAACCACCACTCGCCTGCCTGCTGAACGAGGATGCCGTCAAGCACCTGTCGGTCATCTGCTGCGTCGGTTGCGTATGGCGTCGGTGACTGAAGTGTCGTCATGTGCCCGGCCAGTGTCGAGGGCTGAAGCCCGCTGTTGATCTTGTCTGGCTGCGGTAGCGCGGCCCCGCTCCGCCGCCTGGACCGCCTGTGTCAAACCTGCCTGTCAGGTCGCCACTGAACTGTGTGAACACGTGCCCGGCGTTGTACCACACGGTCACCTGATCGCCGGTGCCTGCGTTGCCCCAGTTTGAAAAGTCACCTGACACCCGAGCCGTGGTCTGGCTGTCCCACATCCCAGCGCGGTACAGCGCCAGCGACGTTGACGAGGAGCAATCCAGATTGTCGCTCACGCGCAAGCTGACCAGCCGGGGTCCGTGCCCGCCGCCGTACACGTACGAGCCGCTGAACTGCTTCGCCAGGTTGAACAGCGTGCCCGCCTTGCCGCCAGCGCTGGCGTCCGTGGCCGGTGCGTCAGTGGTGCCGCCGCTCGTGCGCGTCACGCGCTCCGGCGCTGGCTCCATCTTGGCCTTGCCAGGTTGCTTGATGCTGACCTCAGCGATCGGGCTGAACCAGTCGCGCCGCACAGATGCCACCAGCCAACGGCCGTCCGGGATGTTCCAACCCTCGAGCTCAATGACGCTGCCGGGCGGTGCGCCCCAGCGGTCCAGGTTCACTTGCATCGTGGCTTCGCTGACAGGCTTGCCCCAGTCCACGTCGTAGTTCAGGTCAAGCACGATGCCATCGTCCGGCCGGAACGTGTAGCGGATGCGCCGGTTGTACAGCTGCTCCTCGCTCATGTAGTACACGGCTTCACCGACAGGGAAGAAGCGCCAGCCGACCTCTTCCGCCAGCCGCGTGATAGACCCGTATGCGCTCTCGCCCACCTTGCGGTTGAACTGGTACGGCTTGGCGTAGCTGCTGCTGCGGCTGCCGGTGCCCTCGAGACTTCCGCCTGCGCCGCCCCACGCACGGAGCAGAGCTTGCGCCGCCACCTTCGTCTTGTCGTAGCGCCCCGGGTACGCACTGCCCTGGATCGTCTGCGCGATCTTACCAGCCGTCCAGTCAGGATGCTTGCGCTCTAGCTCCACTGCGCCGGAGCCGCCCTCCGCGCCGGTCCAGCTGGGACCGTTCAGGAAGCGGTCCACGCACCACTCGATGTCATTCACCTTGTCACCGTGCAGGCCACGGCGCACCTGAAGGATGCCGCCGCTGTCACGGTCACCGCCCGCTGGGTTGCTCCACGCGGCTTCGACGTTGCAGGCTTCGCACAGCGCCAGGCGCGGCTTGGTCCGGTCGGTGATGGTGTCGGCGTGACTGAGCACGCGAGTGGCGTTGCGCTTCTTGTCGCCGGTGAGTGCGTAGCGCTTGCCGCTGCCGTCCATCCCGAACAGGTTGGCGTTCGGGCTGAAGCCAGCTGCGCCGCCGCTGCCGCCGCTGCTGGCCAGCTGTGTGCCTCCGCCGGTCGTGTCCGGCCGGTCGATGGGCTGGCGCACCAGAAGCTCCGGACAGATGAACGGCGGCTTCATGGACTTGACCTCGCGCAGCTGGCTCAGGATGAACTGCGCCCGCGTCACCTTCTTGCGGCTGGCCCTGCGTGCGCCGTACTTGCGCTTCAGCAGGTACACGATCTTGTCCTCAAAGGTCAGTGTGGCCTCTGCGCTGGCGTGGCTGTAAGTGACCTTGACAAGTCGGAAGCTGGCTCCGTCCAGCGTGACCTCCGCTGCGCGCCCTCGCATGTTGGGTGGGCTGATGGGGTCCCACGCTTCGTCCACATCGATCGGGCTGCGCAGCATGCGCGACTTTGCCGCCCGGCGCTGTGCCGGTGTCTGCTTCATTTCGGTCGGGCCGATGCGCGACTGCGTCTGGGAGAAGATGTGCTGGAACGGATCCTTCACCACGATGGTCAGCGTGCTCGCGCCGTCCATCGTGCGGTCCAGGACGATGCTGCTGGCAGCACCCAGGATGTCAAGGCCCCTGATGGTTGGGTCCGACCACACCAGCTTCAGGTCGTCCAGGCCCAGCGTCGGAGCCAGCCCCACGTTCTCCCACTTGTTCCACTGCTGCCGCCTGCGCCACGTGGAAGCGCGCCACTTGAACTCGTCGTCCCGGCGTGCCTTGCGTGTTGGCGTAGTGGCAGCCATCAGCGCGTCTTCTTCTTCTTCTTGGGCGGTGTGACTTTCACCGGCACGTTGATGCGCGAGCCAGCCTTGAGCGTTTGGTTGGCCTTGGTGATCAAGCCCTTGCGATTGATGGCGCGGATGTCAGTCCACTTGCATCTCCGGGCGCGTGCGATCTTGGCTGGCGTGTCGCCACGCTTGACCGTGTAGATGACCGTGCGTTGCTTGGGCTTGGCCAGCGCCCCGCGTGCGAGCCGCCCATACTCCGGCGGCTGGTACTCCAGGAACGTGATCGTCACGGTCTGCCTGATAGTCTCCATCTGGCGGTTGCGCACTATGTCGCCGAAGTCAAGGTTGTTGATGATCCAGCGGTCCGCTGGCAGGCCAGGCATCCCGGTGATGGTCACGACGCCCGGCGGATGATTGTCGTCGCCACGCGCCACGGTGATCAGCTGGCTCAGCACGCGCTCCAAGCTGGGAGCATCGCGAAGTGACTCGTTGCCCAGCAGCAGGTTCAGCGTGTACTCAAACGGCGGCACACCTTGCCACACGGTCATCCCTACATCGCGAGGGCGCTGCGTCACTTCCCAGCCACCGAAGCCGCCTGTCAGCTTGGGCGCGTCAGGCCCCAGCCGTGCGTACACGTTCAGCGGAGGGTTGGTGGAACGTAGCCTGACAAACCCCGGGGTCATGCGTTCCCCTTCCGTGCTGCGACATCGGAGTTGTACTCAGCAGTGGCCAGCGCGATCTGACGCTTGTCCAGGAACACCGGCACGCGGATGAGCGCCGACAACGAGGGCAGGCTGGGAATCGGCGACACGCCCGCTCCACGCGGGAGGCTGACGATCTCTGGTCCTTGGTCGCCGACCACGGCTGCGCCCGGTGACGTGACCAGACCGCCGCTGGCCAGTAGTGGAATCTTGGGCACGCCCAGACTGAAGCCGCCGAAGTGGACAGGCCCAGCCTTGAAGCCCGGCACCTTGAACTGAAGCGAGTTCCATCCCTTGATGAGGAAGTTGATCGCGTCTCTGGCAGCTTGCTTGACAGTCTTGAAGTGCTTGACGATGGCATACACCGCCACGCCAAACGGACCCGTGAGGATGGCCACCAGCAGCGGCCAATGCCCCTTGATCCAACCGAACACCGCGACGGCTGCGTTCTTGACTGCGTTGAGCGCTGTGTTGACTGCGTTGCGGAACCAGCCGACCTTCTTGTACAGCACGACGAACGCCACGCCGAGCGCCACCAGCGCAGCAATGATGATGCCGATCGGGTTGGCTTCCATCGCCAGGTTGAGCAACCACTGCGCAGCTGCCGCCGCCTTGGTGCCCAGCGCCAGGCTCCTCATCGCCTCCGCACCGGCCGCAATGGACGTGACAATGTTGAGCGCCTTGAGTGCCAGGAACGCGAACACCAACGTGCCCAGCATGATCTTCACCGCCGTGCCCGACCTGAGCAACGGCTGGAAGGTTGCTGCCAGCTTGGCCAGCGCTGCCGTCAGTGTCAAGATGACTGGCATGAGCGCCGTGCCCACGCTGACCTTCAAGCCGTCCATCGCCATCTTCATTTCGCGCTGGCGTGCCAGGAACTCCTTGGTGTGGTTGACACCTTCGCCACCGATCACAGCGCCGTACTTCTGCGCCATGTTCATTTGGTCGTTGATGGCCTTGCTGCCTTGCATGAAGACCGGCAGCATCGCCTGACCATTGCGGGACAACAGCTGCTGAGTCAGCGCCGCACGCTCCGCCGGGTTCTTCATGTTCTTCAACCCGTTGGCCATCTGCATCATGACCGTGGATGTGTCGCCAGCGCGCACGCTGTCCATGCTGACGCCCAGCGCGTCGAACGCGGCCACGGACTTCTTGTTCCCCTGCGTGGCGTTGACCATGTTGCGCGACAGAACCACGAGGCTTCGGTTCAGTGCTGTCGCATCAATACCGCGCACCTTGGCGATCTCCGCCCACTTGGACGCGGTCTCCGAGTCAAGCCCCGTGGTGCGTTGCAGCTGGATGGTTGCCTTGGCGAGATCCTCCGTGCCACTGACTGCCGACTCCAGCCCGCGCTTGGCTGCGTACAGCGCGCTCGCACCGGCAGCGAACTTCGCGAAGCCCTTCAGCTTGTTCTTCCAGTCCGGGAACCGGATGCCGCTCATGGACTTGCTCGCTTGCGAAGACGTTTCCTTCGCCTGCGTGCCAATGCCCTTGATGTCCTGCGCGGCTTCCTTGGCCCCGTGACTGAACTGCTGCTGCCCAGCGAGGATCAGCCTTGCAATGATCTCCTCGACGCTAGCGGCTGCCACTGCTCTTGTTCGCCTCCTTCACGAGCTTGTGTACGCGGTTGGACACTTCGATCAGTAGCTCGCGCTCCGCTGGCCCAGCCCGGACAACATGCGCCGGATCAATGCCAGCCAGCGCGCACATCGCCAGGATGTGAATCCATCGTGCGCTTACGCTTCCCCCAGCTGCGGCTCGACCTCCTTCCCGGTCATCCAGGTCATCAGCGTGGAGCCGTGCTCCGCCAACAGCGGACCATTGTTCCCGAACAGCAGGATGATGACCTCGTGGGAAGTCAGCTTGACACCTTCGGCGCGTGGCATATCCAGCAGCACGGCCAGCCGGTGCTCGAGACGCACGGGTCCGTCAGCGTCGCTCAGCACGGTGTCCTCGTCGTCGTAGCGCGCGACGATGGCTTCGCAGCAGCGCGCCATCACGTCCATGGAAGACGTGAACAGCTGGTCGTTGTCAGCGACGCCCATACGCTGGCCGACGAACTTGTCCATCTCGGAAGTGGGCAGCGGCTTGTACCTGATCCACAGGCTGTCGCCGAACTCCCCACCCACCTTGATGTCAAGGCGCTTGGTCTCCTGCTGGTGCTTGGCCTGCTCGCGAAGCCGGGCGACGATGCTGCCCGGCTCCACGGCGGTGTCCCGTGCGTGTGCGATCTCCGCGTTGGAGCTTGTCAGGTTGACTTGCTCCGTCATCACGACACCGTGTCGATCGTGAACTCCATCTCGATGCGGGCCTCACTGTTGCCAGTGCTGTCCGGCTCCGGCGGAGTCACGGTCTTCAGGGTTCCGCTCATGACGAGCGGCGGACCCTGTGGGTTCTTGTGGATGTCCATCGGCTGCTGGCCGATGGTGCCACGGCAGGCCCCGGCCTTGGCCAGCCAGCCGGGCACCTTGGGCCAGTCCCGGCTGATGTCGCAGTAGCGGCTGATGGTCACGTTGCCGTAGGTCTTACGGCCGCCCATCGAGATCTCGTCCTCCATGCCGCCAGGCGGGTACTTGAGCTCTTCGCTGTCGGCCTCGCCGCCCTCCTTCTTGTCCCAGATGCCCTCGTCAACCCCATCGAGGTTGAGCGTGACGGTCCAGGTGTCTTCCCGTGTCGGGTTCGCCACTGTCAATCACCTTTCCTTTCAGGCTGCCACTGGCCGCTGAAGCGGCACCTTGACGATGTTGAGGACGACCCACTCGCCGATCCTGCTGGTGCGCAGACGAATCTGTGCGTGGATCTCACCGTTGGCGATGGTGGCGTCCGTGTTGATCCCCGGGTAGCTGGTGTCCACTTGGAACGCCTCCGCCGGGGTCGCGCCGAACAGCGCGTCAGCGCGCCAGTAGCGCTGACAGATGCCGGTGAGCGCGACGTTCACTTGCGTGAAGATCTTGCCCCGGCCGTCGATGGTCTTCAGGACGAAGTCCTCAAGCGCCGCGTCGGCCTCGTGGGCAACGCCCATCACCGTGCGCGACTCGTTGAAGAAGACCCAGTTGGTCTCGGCGAGTCCAGCTGCCGTCCTGTAGCCGTAGGTGCGCAGCTGCCCGTTCACCATCTTGGGCAGGACGACCCCGGCGTAGTTGAGCTCCTCGCGATCGCTGTCGTTGAAGTCACGGCGGTAGCCGGTTGCCAGCCGACTGATGCCGTTGATGCCAGCGGCCACGAGCGAGGGGTTGTTCAGTCCGTCCACGCGAGCGATGAGACCCATCTGCACACCGCTGTACGGAACGTCCCAGATGACCGGCGGAGTTTCGCCGGGGTACTCGATGACACTGCCGAGCGCCAGCAGGCGCTTGACACCTTCCGGGCTGGCCGCCTGGATGGCTTGCAGCGCCGACAACAGCTGGGGCGGGTCCGGCGTGTCGACGAGGTCCACCAGCCCCACGCGGTCGTTGACCGTGCAGTGATCGCCGAGCGCCGCGTGCAGCGCCGGATCGGTCACGCCCGGCAGCGCCACCTGACCGGGACCGTAGGCGTAGCCGATCGAGTTGAGGGCTGCCGTCAGTTCCGTGTCGTCTGGTGCGCTGCCGTCAGCACCGCCCGCCAGGTCCACGATCACTGTCGGGTCGTTGGCTGCCGGGTACGTGGGCGACGCCACTTCCGACATGACAACCAGCTTGCTCGAGAACGTCGGCACGTCGGCCGCCTCGAGAGGCATGGACTGCTCCTTCAGCGTGCCGCTCTCCTTGACCGACACCACGTAGGTGACCGGGTTGGACCCTTGCTGCGGGTCCAGTTCAACCGACACGTTGTCGCCCCACGCGCCAGGCGAGAGCGCATCGATGTCCAGCCAGCCCGCCGCTGTGCCGCTGGCAGCTGTCGCGCCGGAGCCGATGGCACGCACGACGGTCAGGTACAGCCCGCCCTCGTTGAAGAACGCATACGCAGCCTTGTACATATCTGCGCCGCCCGCGAGCGAACCGAACACGTCCTTGTACGTGCGGAACGACGTGACCAGCGTGGGCAGGCCAGCCGGTCCCTTCTCCGTGGGGCCAACGATGAAGCCCGCCCCTGTGTTGATCGGTGGACCTCCCGGGGAGAAGTCATCCACCACCACTACGTCAACTCCTGGTCTGGGCATTAGCCCTCCTCCTTGGGTTGCTTTTCGAGATTCCAGATGTCTTGGGACAACGGCTTTACATCGTCAGGCTCAGGCACCTTGACAACATCCACGTCGTACGTTTCCACGACCGGCCACTCCGGGCGCGCTGCTGGTGGCGTGTCGTCGTCCTCCGGCACCAGCGGTCCCTCCTGCCAGTTGAGCGCGGTGTTGGTCATGAACGTCAAGCGCGTTGTCGCGAGGCACGTGGTCCGGTCGTCCTCAGCGGCCAGCACTTGGTTCGGTATCTCACCACGCCAGTTGACCTTCCCCATCACTCCCTCGCGCTGTTGCATGCACGCCAGCCGGATTGCTGTGATGTACATGCGCGCCAGCGTCAGGGCACGCGGAGCAGCGTTGGTCTTCTTGCCCTTGGCCGCCACCTGACAAGCGATGTCAATCTGCCAGCCAGCGGAGATGTCTCCGTCGCCGTGCTGGACCGGCGTGTCAAGCACACCGTTGTTGACGATCATGACGCCCGGCAGCTGGTCCTCCGGCATGCGACCGATCACGCTGCTCACGCGGTAGCTGCGGATTGGCTGAAGGTCCTTCGGGTCCATGCCCGCCTCACGCCCGACCTCATGGAGATACGTGTTCATCCACTTGTCAAGTAGCGCGAACACAGAAGCCTCAATGTGGTGTGCGCCTACAAACTCGCCGAACGCCAGTGTCATTCCGTGTACCCCTCAATCAGCCAGCGCTGGATGATCTTGCCGACCTCGCGCTTCTCGTTCTCCGCCAGGCGCAACGGCCGGGCTGCCATCTTCCTTGTCCCCTTCTGGTGGAACTTGCCGGGCACGCCAGGCGCAACGAGGATCATCTGGTTCTGGGTCTCGTGACTCTTCAACTCCTTGGTCATTGCCTTGCGGTACTTGCCTGACCGTGTAAGGATCGGTCCGGGCGCGTAGCCCTCCGCGATGCGCTGGCGCACAGTGCCCGGCTTCAGTGGTGCCCAGCCTGGACCCTGCTGGCTGAACGCACGCTCGAAGGACGTTTGGAACTTGTCCTTGACCTTGTCCCACACAGGCCCCGGCTCGTACACGTGCTCCGACCAGCGCAGCAGCCGCCGCTCGATCAGCGTGTCGCCGAAAAGCTCCACCTGGACCTTCATCTGCTGTGCGCCCTTCTAAGGGCCTGTGATGCGTGTGCCTGCCAGGTTGCCCCGGGTACAGGGCGGCAGGGCCTTAGCGGGGCGCAGGCGGCCCCACAGCGCCCGGCTGGTGCCCTCGCGTGGTGGGCCTGTGTGGCGGCAGGGCGATCTACCAGCCGACGGCTGTACGCGGCAACCTGCCACCTAGCTAGACCCTTGCTCACCATCGGGTCTGCCAGCCAACCATCCCGCCCGCGTCCGCCGGAAACGCGAAGGCGGGCGGAGGGACCGTGGAGCTATCAGCGCCACCGCCCGGCTCCACTCCGCCGGTCAAGCATTCCTCAACGGACTGAACCAGCTGGGGCATCAAGGTGTCAAACAGGTTTGCATATTGCTCGTATGCGGAGCGGCTGGTCTGTACCTGCTCAGGGAAGTAGCTGAGCTCGATCAGCATGGCTGCCATCAGTGCGACCAGTGTGGCCGCCTGCGACTTGACGTCGTCAGCCGTTTCGCATGCGAGGGCTTCAAGGGAACCTGTCTGGCCCAGCACGATCGCCTGAGCCATGGACAGGATCAGTTCTGCTTCTGCCAGGGTCGGGCGAGTGGTGTCAGACCAGACACCGCCCTCCACGTCCGTGTCGTCCTGCGTCCGCGCACGGAGAAGCGCGGCCACGTTGTCAGTGGTTGCAGGCCAGGTAATGGAGGGCGGTGTCGTGCTCATTCCTCGTCCGCCTGTGTGATGCTCCGGAGACCGCTGATCACTCCCTTGCGGGACTGGCCACCAGTTGCCTCGTTCTCTGCTGCCAGCAGGGCCTCGGCTTTCTCCGGATCGTTGTCGGCCGCGTCTACGACCTCGCTGATGGTGGGCTTCTCCTCCTTGATCCACCACACAAGTGACTCGTGGGAGGAGAAGTCCAACTCGCGCTCCTTCGGCTCCGGCGGTGCCGCTGCCGCCTCGTCCTCCATGAACGCGCCACCAGCCTCGCCACGCTCGACATCCTCCGGACGCGGGATGTCCACGGTGTCCCCACGGAACGCATGGCGGATGCCCATCTGTTCCTGTTCCTGCTTCGTCTTCGAGTTGAAGACGATGCGACCCGTGGGGACGTAGTACATGAACTGCGCTGCGCGGATTGTCTTGCGTGCCATAGGTCAGCCCGCCAGCTGCTTGAACCGGAGGATGGCGAACCTGTTGTCCACGAACCAGAGCGGACGCACGGACGACTGAACGAACGTGCGCTCCGTTCCCTGCTCGCGCCAGGTCTCCGTCCCCAGCGGCTTCTCGATCCGCATCTGCCCGACCTGACGCTCGGCGATCGCCAGCGCCTCGCCAGCAGGCTGGCGCGGTGTGCTGTAGATCGCCGGGATGCCCGGTGCGTTGGCAGGCGCGGCTCCGTAGATGGCGGTGAGCGCCAGCGCTTCCTGTGGGTTCACGATCCACAGGTCGAAGCTGATGCCCATCTCCTCCGTCTCCGCTTGCATCTGCGCACGGCCGAAGTCGTACGCGGGGCTGTCCTGCGGAGGGCTGGTCTCCGGGTTGTACGTGGACCAGTTGTTCCCGACCACGTCGCGGGATCCGTCCGCGAGCGCGGCATTGACCTCGGCGATCGCACGCTGGTTGAGCTTGCGTGTGATCGTGTTGGCCAGCTGGCGCATGAGCTTGGTGAAGCCAGCGGTGTCGTTGCGGTCACGGGCCTCGTCCAGGACGAAGGTCTTGCCGCCCCACTTCTCCACTTCCGCCACCTTGGGAGCCAGCTGGTCACTCGTGACCAACGGGAACTCCGCGCCAGGCGCTACCTGCTCCACGTCGCGGTCCAGGTACAACTCGTTCTCCTGGGCCTCGTCGTAGATCACTGCTCCGCCGGTCACTCCGCCGCCGCTCGCGAAGAGCCGGTCGGCGACGAAGCGCTCCTGCGTGATGTCCATGATCATCCGCGTGATCCTGGTCGGCTGCTGGAGCATCGTCTCGACCGTGATGCTGGTGCCACTGACCGTCGGCGGACCGAGCGGATGGGTGGTGGGCATCGGGTAGGTCGTGACGGCTGCCCGGACCCGACGCTCGCACGCCAGGATTCCGTGCCGCTCCATCATCTCCAGAACGGCGCGCTGCTCCACGAGGCTGCCTCTGCTTCTCATCGCTGCCTCCTTAGAACAGCTTGACGACGCAGTCGGCATCGACTGCCGCGTCGGTTAGTGCGATGCCCTTGGCGTGGGCCAGGTCAGCTGCGACCGCTGCCTTGCCTCCGGCACCGCTGTTGATCAGGTTGCCCGCCACGATGGCGACACCTGCTGTCACCGGCACGATGAAGTCGCCCATCAGGACGGCTGTCGTCTTGCCGATGTCCGCGTCGTGCTCCGCGACCCCGATCGTGGTGTCGTCGGCTGCCGCCGACGGTGCAATCAGGACGTTGCCGCCTGTCGCGCCAGGGTCGAGGCCGGTGCTGCCAGGGTCCTTCTTCCCGGCCACCGAGACGAAGCGCTTGCCGACAACCGGCGCACCGAACGCACGGCCGGTGACACGGTCACCAGGCTCGTAGTACGGAACGCAAAGGTTGTTCGTGTTCGCACCCACGTCACTCTCCTCTCTTGACTTCCGGCAGCCACTCCGCCGGGTATGCCTCGACGGTCGTGTCCTCGAGAGGAGCCGCGCCGCCCTTTGCCTCGACGGGGATCAGGCCCTTGGCCAGCCCGCCCTTGTCCTCCGCTGCCGTCAGCAGCGTCAGCGTCCCTTCCGGATCGCGCTCCCACGAGGCGACCCAGTGCTGCCGTCGCGAGGGCGGGATGCGGCCCTCGCTGATGGCCGCGCTGATGGCGCGGTCACGGTCCTGCCCTTCCAGACGCATGAACGCGCGAGCGCCCTGCTCCGCCTGCGAGCGCGTCTGGTTCCACACGGCCGCGTCGACCGTGACTGTGCCAGGCGGTGCAACGGTCCCGGCTCCGTTGTCGTCGCCTGCGGGCTGTGCGGTGCTGACCGGCGCAGCCCTGCCGGGGTCCGTCGGTCCGCCCGGCGCGGTGTTGTCGGGACCGTTGGGCGCGTGCTCAGCGGTCGCTGCTGTCCCGGGCAGTTCCCCGCCCGGCGCTACGGCGCTCGCGTCCGGCTGCTCATGGCCGGGCGGAGCGATGATGCCTGCGGACGCGAGTGCGGTCCGGACCTCTTCGTCGCTGGCGTCGTCGGCCAGCCCGAGCGAGTTCCGGAGCGCAACGCGATCCACGTCCGTGGTCACATCCACGTTGTCCTCCTGTTCAGGGCGGGACTCCGCCCGGTTGGCAAACACTGCGATGGACTTGCCCTTCGGCAATGCCGGGGCCACCCACGCAGCTTCCGTCGCGCCCGGCTGCTGTGCAGCGGGCTTGTCCTTGTAAACGACCTTGACAGCAACCGGCTCGCCGAAGGTGACGTCGTCGCCCTTCGTCTCGAACGGCACGCGGTAAAGGTCGCCGGTGTCCTCGTCCTCAACGATCAACTCGTTGGGGTCGACAAACATGGAACGGATCCACCACCAGAACTGATCGGCCCCGAGGCCCTCGTAGTAGCTCCGCCGGATGTTTTCGGTGTCGACTTGGGCGCGAACTCCCCGTGCCGCGCGAGCCATAGTTGCGTCAACCTCCTCCTTAGTCGTTAGGACACGGACGTTGTCCGGTCCCTCTGCGCTGTACAGAGCTTGGATGTCATCAAGCGTTCCAACGCCCGGCCACACCACGCCCAGCAGGGCAAGGTCTGTCAGCACCAGCCGCCAGCTGTGGCCGGTGTTGGTTGTCACGCCGATGGCTGCTTCGATGCTGCGCGCCGGGTACGCGCTTGGAAGGACGTCAGCCAGCCAGGTCGGAACGCCGATGTAGTCACCGACCACCAGATGGCCATCCTGCTCAAGCCGCAAGTTGCCAACGGTGCCGACGGCTGGCTGACCGTCCTCCAACAATCCCAGGTTCGCCTCGTGACCCAGCTTCAGGCGCGGTGCCTTGATGGCCGGATCGCCTTGGCTTTCCACGAGGTCGTTCAGGTCCTCCGTCGTGAACGTTGCGGGTCCACTGGCCAGCGGGTACTCGATGCCGGTCTGCACGATCTCCACGTCCGTGATGGTCGTGGTGTTCGGCACAGCCAGCGCCAACGCTGCACGCAGGAGGGAGGTCACCCGACCTTGCCCCGCGTGTTCAGGATGCGGGCTGCCTTGTTCCGCTCGTTGGCGGTGATGCTGGCCTGCGTCTTGATCTTGTACGGATCGAACGCCGGGACCGGACCGCTGAACACGTTGGACGTGAGCGACCCGTCGTCGTTCCACACGGTGATCTTGTGCGGACCGATCGCCGAGAAGCCGACTTGGTTTTCCCACTGTCCCGGCGTGTCTGGCCAGACCGGCGCAGTCACTTCCGTCATGGCGATGGTGGGCTTGCCCTCCACCGGCTGGCACGTGGGCGCTTGCCAGCCCCACACGGTCACGACGAACAGGTTCGGGTCATCCGTCTGCGCCGGAGCCACGCTTAGTGACAACGCACGGATGTCTGACTCCGCCGCGTGCGTAAGTTCCGGTGGAGCGGGCCGAGCACCAGTGACCGCCGCTGTTGATGCTTCCATCAGTAACCTCCTTCTCCTGAGTACACAGCGACGACCGTGCCCCGGCAACGGGGTCCGCCATCGCAGTCGATGTAGCCTCCGCCTGCGTACAACTCCGACGCTTCATCCGGTGTGAGTTCTTGGCCGTCTATGTCCACGCAGGCGGAGCACGTGTTTTCGTCCAGTAGCTCGCTGGCGTACAGCTGCGCGTCGTCAGCTGCCGCATTGAAGACTTCGATCCTGTTCTCGTTGATGGCTGTGTTGATCATGCCCTTCAGCTGGTCGCTGGCGAACGCATCCACACGACCTAGGATCTCGTTGTACACCGCGTCCGCCAAGCCCTGCCCGCTGACGGCACCGGCCGCCAGCTTGGCCGCCAGGCGCTCCACATTTCCGTAGAACGTGGTGCGGATGCCGCTCATGTGATCGCGAGCCATGCCGTACAGGTACGAGCCGGTGCCCTTGGCCCCGTATGCCTTGCCGCCGTAGCTGGCAGCAGCGTGGAGTCCTTGGTTGACAAGCTCGTTGCGAGCACGCATGGTCGCGGACTGCGCAACCTTGTGGATGATGTCAGCCATCGCTGCCTGTGTGGTCGCGCCAGCCTCGCCGATGGCGCTGGCCTGCTCACCGGCAGCCGCCGCCCGCGTGGCCAGCACCGCGTCCGCTGCGGCGCTCAGCACGGCTTCTGTGGCACCGCCCGGCTCCGCCTGCGCAATGACGCCACGGAGCTCCTCCATGATCGTTGCGCGCTCGCGGGTCCACGCAGTCTCAGCAGCGGCACGGGCTGCGCCGTGGTCATCCTCGATGCCATTGAAGTCCACGCTGGCAGCGATCTCGTGCGCGTATGGCTGGCGACGTAGCTTGCGATTGGGCAGCGTCATCGCTGTCGTTGGCGAGCGGAGCGAAACGGGTCCGCCCGGCACATCCGTGTTCGTCGTCCCGATACGGACGTGTCGATGGCGATCCGGGCGAACCCGTGCGGTAGCGGGGAGACTACCGTTTGACTGCGACTGGCCAGGCGGCTCATCGAACCCCGAGGGCAGTGTCGCCCCGGCGAAGTCCGCCGTGGTTGGTTGCGAGAACTCTTCGTCCCGGACATAGCCGAGGCGCGGTGTCTGTTCCGCGTTCGGGTCCACGTTCCAGTTCCACCAGTCCTCGATGACGTACTCCACCGTGACACCCACCACCCAGTCGGCGATGAACGTCTGTTGTTCCGCGAACCAGTCGATGAACGAATCGCCCAGTGCGCGGCTCCCTGTCTCCGTCTGGCCTAGTTGCATGAACATCATCAGCATGGACTTGGCCATCTCCTCATTGTGGAAACGGATGCTGCCGATGGTGTCAGGGATGTTGCCTTCTGTTCCTACGAGTCGAAGTTTCGTGCCGTTGGGCACCGCGCCACCGCCGCGCTCGCCCACCTTATATTCCTGCGCCATATCGTCCAGCCGCTCTAGGTCCTTGGCCGTGGCCCCAGGCGGCCCTTCGATGATGGGCATGCCGACACCGTTCCGCTCATGCTTCACAGCGTCCACACGCAGCAGGCGATCCTTGATGAGCCAATCGCGGTACATCGGACGGAAGATGGACCGGCCGATCCAGTTGCCGGGGTCTTGATCCCAGACATACGCAACGAGCCTGTCAACTGGTATCTCCGGAGGAGGGGAGCCAGCCCGGCCGTAGCCCTGGACGATCGACACGAGTCCACCATCGTCCGCCACCTTGATCTGAGTGATCGTGCGTGGGTGGCGCGGTCCCAACTTTCGTAGTCGCCAGACCTCCTCTCCGTTCGGGCCGTCAGGTCGGATGTCGCCGACCTGCTCGAAGTAGAAGTGTCCGTAGTACAGGGCACGCAGCAGCGTCGCGAGATGCCTGTACCAACTGAACCTTCCTTGCGAGCGCAGCTTCGCGGACTTGGCTCCGCTGGTCAGCGCCTGCCGGGCAGCGTCCTCGCCGATGACGAGGTTGAGGTCCGCTGCCAGCAGCTGAGTGTAGAACGGGTCGCAGTCGTTCGGGTCGATGTACCAGCCATAACGGCGCAGCGCCGCCGTGGCTCCTAGGTAAAGCCCTTGACACTGTGCGTCGTTGCGCATCTGGTCGTACCACTCAATGGAGCGCGGCCACATGAGCTCGGGCGACTTCTCCGCGTCATCCATGAACTGCGACCACGGCAGCACGCCGGTCCAGTTGAAGACCGTGCTGGTGCTGGTGCCCTGCTCGTTGGTGGGCGGCTTGGATCCGTTGGTGGTGACTGCCATCAGAGAACTATCACCGCCATCCTGACGCGATGGATGTGGATGGCAGCTGCCAGCGCTCCGTCCGTGCGCAGCGTGGCCGTCAGCGTGATCGGGTCATCGATCGTCGCCACGTTCGGCGGGTCCGGATTGGAGTTGCCGTTGTCCAGGTTGTAATACCCGGAATAGCCGCGCTCGCCGGGGTTGCCCGGTCCTGAGCCGCCGTCGCTGTACGCATACGAGCCGTCCGGGTACTGGAACTCCATGTACACGTAGTCGCTGCCGGTCGTGGTGAACATGATGTAGTTGGAGACCACCAGGCAGTCCTCACGCTTGGCCTCAAACGTGCCGAACGGATGCGCGAGCGGACCGGACAAGTCCGTGCCCTGCGCCAGCTGGATGTCGTCCGCAAAGAACTCCAGGATTGGCAAGTCATCGCCTCCTTGTGGTGCCGATGGCGGGAGCGTGAACTCCACGCCATCGTGCAACACGGTTACGCCCGGCCGGGGCACAGGCTAGTCCTCGTCGTCCTTCGCGTCGGACGTGTAGCCGGGGTCGTCGTCGCCGCCGCCGCTGGCCTCGCCCTCGTCGCCGTTGCCCTCACCGGCCTCGCCACCTTCGGCCTTGTCCGGCGTGCTCAGCTTGCGCGCCTCCTCCACGCGGTCGCGCTCCGGCGACTGCTGGCTCTCGTCGTCCGGATCGATCTCGGTCCGGTCCTGCTCTTCGGTCATCGCTTTCCCTTCCCCTTCGTTGAGCGGGCTGCCCGCTGTGGGAGCTTGCCCTTGTTGTCGTAGTGATGGCGCTTGACCCAGCCTGCACCGAACTTGCTGTGCAGGTATGCGCGCTGCGCCTGTGAACGTGCTGGCATCAGTGTGGTCCTCTCCGTCCGCGCCAGTACGGGTATCCGTAGAACGGTCCCGGCGCGAACAACAGCACAAGGCCGATGACAAGCAAGATGACACCCAGCGTGAAGTAGCCCACCAACAGCAGCACCACGCCGAGGATGACCAGTAGCCCGCCCATCAGACCTCGTCCTTCGGCTCTGCTGGCAGCCGCTCCTCGCGGCCAATGCGCGCCAGCACTTCCGGGTCCATCAGCCGGTCGCTGCCCGGCTCGTTGATGTCGCGTAGTTCGCGGCCATCCACGATCGGCTCGTCCGTGATGCCCGGTCCGCTCAGGTCGGTCTGGCCGTCAGCGTTCGGCTCAGTCCCTGACAAGCGCGTATCCATAAGTCTCTCCGTTCCGCGAGCGGCTGCGCTTGTAGCTGCCGCCGCCGTTGCTCTGGCTCCCCGAGCTTCCGCTGCTCGTGTTGCCCTCCCAGGTGTAGCAGTAGTTCGCGTCAACCGACCTGACAGTGCCGACGTGCTGCCCTCGTCCAAAGAGGACGACGAGGTCGCCGGTCTTGGCCTTGGTGCCGTCCGTGGTCCAGCCCTTGAACGGACCCTTGCCCGCCTTGGCGTAGTCCTCAATGGAAGCGACGCTGGCCATCCAGCTGTCGCCCTTCTTGACCTTGCCAGCTGCGTACAGCCCGCTCCACGCCCAGCAGCCGCACCAGGGCTGGTATCTCAGCCACGTACCGTTCGCGCATCCATCTTGCGACGTCCGGATCCCGTCCGAACGGTTGTCGCAGTTGGAGTCCGGCGGCTGCTCCGTGATCCCTAGATGATTGTTGTGCCAGGTGGAACTCTTGTCCCGCCATCCTTGGCCTCCGCTGGAGCCGCCGCCTCCCTTCGGCTTGCCCGTGTGGTAGTCGTGGGTGTCAAGCCACTTGCTGTATGCCGAGCCGTAGCGAGTGGCGATCTGCAAGTTGTCGTACCGGACCTTGCGGTTGTTGATGTCCCAGCCAGGCTTCTCGCCCTTGACGTTTCCTTCGGCGCAGTTCCACACGTACTTGCGCCGGTCCTCAAGCCACTGGAAGTTCGCGCGCTTGCGCTGGTCCTGCGCCTCGTACTGAGGCTGGATGTTCCAGTAGCCGGTCCGCTCGCGGATGTAGAACGCTTCCGCGTCGTTGGCCTTGTCACGCGGCAGCGTGCAGTACGTCACCGGCGAGCCGCTTGACATCGTCCCCAGGAAGTCGAAGCGTGCGCGCCGGTTGTTGACGTCCCAGCCCGGCTCCTTCCCGGACACCTTGCCCTCAGCGCAGTCCTTGATGTAGTTGCGCCGTTCCGTGATCCAGGCACGCGCCTCTTCACGCCGGGCAGCTGTGGTCGCATTGGCTGCCGCCCAGTCGTGTAT